GTCATGTCGAAGAAGTAGCCCGGATCGTAGACGAACTCGATGAAACGCGTGTTGAGGAAGTACATGCGTTGGGAGAGTGCTGGCGACCAGACCATTGGGATACGTTTGTAGGACTGGTTGTCGAACCCCATGTCGGCGAGCCGGTTGTTGCTCGTCCGGTAGGCGGGGATCACGGTCGCCTCGTACAACTCGTAGGAGTTCATGTCGGACAGGATGATGTCCGGCGCGTCCATCCGGCGGTTGTTCATGCAGAGGTTGAGGAGATGGCGCATCTTGTCCACGCCGTTGACAGCGAAGCTAAGTCCCGTCATGTCGATGGCTTGGTTCTGCCACCACGTGTAGACGGAGGGGTCGATCCCGCCCGCGTTGAAGGACGACGACGCGACGTTCGCGAAGTCCGGCACGAGGAACTGAAGGCCGTCGATTGACGCGGCCGGGAGCGTCGCGGCACCGGAGCCCGCCGCAAGCGTAGTTTCGAGCGTCGAAGTGAGCGACTCCTCGGTGTTGTTCAGCTTCGCGTTCACCCAATCGATGATGCGACTGTCGCCAGAGTTCTGCTGCTCATCGACGCCGAACCGGAGGATGTTCGCGACGAGATACCGCCACTGATACTGCGCGACGGTGAGGAACTTGAAGTCGTTCATCGCGACAGTGCCGCCTCGCGCGATCCACTGAACAGTGGAGTTCTGGCCATACTCCAAGTTCGTTTCGAGGAACCGGCCACCGCGGACTGGTCGGAGTTTGCCCTTGTCCTTCAGCCAGAACCAGAACGGCGCGGCCGTGAAGATGTTGTCGAAGACGCCCGGCAGACGCTTCTGCCACGTCGTCGTGTAGAGATCGTCGAGTGCTTGAGTGAATTGATTGACCACGGCTCAGTCTCCTTACATGCCTTCGAGGACGGCGAGAACGCCGGGATACTTCGCAGAAACCTCCCGGTAGGCTTCGATACCGGCGTCACGGGAGGAGAGAACCGGCGTGCCGTTGGCAGCGCCGCCCGTCGGTGTGAGCCCGCCCCACCGAGGCGCTGGTTTGGGTGGCGGCGGGTTGTACTTCGCGTCGAGCGTCGCCGCCTTCGCGGAGTTCGAGCCACGCGCAAGCGTGTAGAGTGCCGGAATGTCGAGCGTCGGATGGACACGGGCCAGACCGATCATCTCATCCTTCCAGTCGTTGAAGTCTTTGTGATCAGCGCGAAGACGTTCGACGGACTCCGTCGCGCTCTTCGTCGTCACACTCATCTGAAGGCCAGTGAGTTGGTCGGTGACGGGCGAGAGTGCTTCGGCGATCTGGGCGCGGACTGCTTCGCCGATTGTGCCGACGATGTGAGCGACGAGTTCGGGGCGACTCATCGCCTCGAAGTCAGGCGGTTCAGCCGGGGCGGCCTGTGGAGTCGCGACTGTGCGGACTTCGGAGACGAGTGTGTCGAGCTTGCCGCCGAGCGACTCGTTCAGTTGGCCGAGCGAGCCGATAAACTCACTCCAGTTCGGACCAGCCGGCGCGGTAGCACCAGCGGCCCCACTGTCGCCACCACCGGCGTTCCCGTCGGAAGCGGGAGTGACTGTTGAGCCTCCGCCAGCGGCCGCTCCGTCGCCTTCGATAATGCACAGCCCTGGCGGGGTGTATTCGAGGAAGTAAGTCGCGTAACGTGTCCGGTTCATCGTGTTCTCCGTCGTACAGTAGTGGGGGCAGTGTCGTCAGACTCGACGACTGGCGGAGACGCACGAGCCGCAGCACGGACACGGGCTTGAGCGAGTTCGATCTGTTGGTAGAAGTGCATTTGGTACTGTTCGATGAGACCAGGAGTGAACATGCCGACTGGATCGAACGTGACGCGAGGGAAGGGGCGAGCGGAGCCGTTGTCGATGAGTTCGACGAGCATACGGCCCACGATGCGGGGCGACGGGGCAGTGTCGTTCATGGGGATAGCCTCGGCTGATGGGGGAGGGGTGTCAAGAGGGGTGGAGGAGGGTGAGAGGGCGCGGAGACGCCAGCGTAGGTCAACATCACCATTCCCTCGGCGCACGTGACGGCCACAGGAGCGAGTCTCGTAGTGCGCCGACCTCAACCCCGCGTGCCGCACACTCTCGCCTCAACTCCTGCGGCGTGTCGATCACGCGTGGCTTCTCCCACGGGTCGTAGATGTGATCGAACGTGCCCGGTTTAAAGACGATGACGGAGGGGGCGCCGACGCGCGGCGCAGGGCCGAACGCGTGGTAGAGGAAGTGAGAGAACGCACACTCTTCGCACGGCTGTTCGCACGCGTGGATGTAGCAGATCATGCCGCACGTCCTCCTGCCATAGCAGTGAGAGCGGCGGGAGGCGCGCCACGGAGTTGTTGAGCGGCTTGTCCAAGTTCCATCGGGTTCTCCTGTGTGCCAGGCTGGCCGGGCTGCTGCGGCTGTCGGATCATATGGTCGGCGTCAACGCCGTATTGCTCCGAGAGCCAGAACTGCGTCAGTTTCATCGGGTCGATGAGGGGGTTCATCTTAGCGATGCCGTAGAACTGAGTGGCTTTGGCCTCGCGGAGTTGTTTCGTCAGCGGCAACGACGTGTCCGGGTCGATTTTGATGTCGTAGATGGCGTCGCGAAGGAGTTGTGGCTGAAACCGTATCCAGATCGGGACGCCTTCGGGACCGAGTACGTCGAGGACCATCTCGGAGTCCCAGTGACCGATGATAAGATGGTTCATGTCGGAGACGACGGTGGTGAGGAGATCGGCACACGCGTCACGGCGTTCGTCGATCCGGATTTGGGTGGCTGAGTTCACGATATTCGCCTCGGTCGCGGAGCGGTCAGCGGAGCCTGGTGCATACTCGCCGAACTGGTTGACGCCGAGGCCGAGAAGTTCTTGGATTTCCTGCGAGAGCACGCCGCCCGCACTCTCAAGTATCTGAATGATCTGCGAGAGGCCACCATGCGTGAGTTCTTTGACTCCGTTGATATTCTTGACATGGATAACGCCGCCAGAGTTCCCGTCGATGAGTTTGGACTCCTCGTCGGGACTGACTGCGCCGATCTCGCTAAACATCTTCGCGATAGCGACGCGACGATGATTGCGAAGCTGAGTCCGTATCTCGTTCACTTCACCCTGCTGCGGAGCGAGGATTTGCGAGTCACTGATCCCCCAGAAAACTTCGTCATCGTTGTTGAAGATGAGAGGATAGTAGTTGAGGCGACCGGCGCGTTGAAGCTCGTCTTCCTCGCAGAAGAGAACTTTGTCCTCGACTTTCGTGTTGACGGCGTGGGGGGCCATGACGAAGACGAGGCCGGTCTTCTTATCTCTAATCTCCCAGAGGATCACACCTGCGCGGTTACGCTCGGTCAGCGACTGAGTGCGTGCGAGGAGCCGTCCCTCCGTGACACCTGACATGATACCGTCGGTGTTGGTGAAGCGCGGGTCGGCCTTGATGTCGTCGAGAGTGCGCACGTCCTCGAAGCACACCCAGCGGGCCGAGTGAATGTCCACAGTGCCGTGCGGGACGACGACTTGGCCCGGATGCGCGGCGAGCAACCACGGCATGTTGGGATGGACGAGATCGTTGTACTCGACGCGGCGTTGGACTTTTCGGCCGCCTATGTCGGGGGCTTCGGTTGAGATGTCGTCGGGGGTGGGAGTGTGTTCTGCGCCATAGCCAAGACGCAGCCCACCCGTACCGAACATGACGCCATGTTGCACCGCCTTTTTCATAGACCCTTTGACGCCCATCACGTCGATGAGTTTGTTGTCCGCGCGTTCGAGGAGTTTCGAGAGCAGCATGTTCTCGATGCCAGGCTTGGAGGGAGTGATGCTGACGGACGGATTGCGATAGTAGATACGGGGGATCAGTGTCCGCATCATTTTGAAATACACGTTGGAGGGGAGGATGTCGGGACGCCACTCGCCACGATACCAGCGCCGCCACGTGGGCCACGACTCCTCGTGCGCGTAGGTGCGGCGGAAGGTCTTGCCTTTGGCGACAGCTTCGATCCAGTATTGAGGGATCGGTTTGCCAGAGGACGTGTAGCCGTCGCGAGGAGTGTCAGCCATCAGAGCCAGTCCCACTCTTTCAGTTGCGCGATGTCGTTATTGACACGTGCTCCTATGTCGGTGCGGTACTGCTTCGACGAGACTTTGATCTTGTCGAGGAGGCGGTAGACGCGTCGCCGCGCTTCGTAGGTGTAGTCGGGCCGACTGCGCTTCCCGTTGTTAAGCGGTTTGGGTGGTGTAACAGCTCCAATTGCTGTTGCCTTAAGTAAGACTCCGTCTCCGCCGGCGGTGACGAACTCTCCACCGTCCTTTGCAAGGTCTGTGAGAAATAAGTGTAGTAGTGTGTCGTCGTCAATGCCGAGGACCGGCTCGCCACCGCTGTCACGATCAGGTCTCCTCATAGGCCAGGGGGGGATGGAGAGGCGGACGGCGATCATCGTGTCAGCCGTGAGCGCCATGTCGCGCTTCGTCCCCATCGCGATGTCGAAGAGGAAGTCGCCCGCTGGCTCGTCGAGCCCCTCGAAGAGCGCCTCGACGGCGTCATAGCCCATACGCGAGGTGACTTCTAGAGCCCACGCGCCGTCAGCGTTGACAATGGTATTGATATCGAACGGGCCACGGTAGCCAAGCATTCGGAGGAACGGTTCTGTGCGCTCAATCGTGTCGCGCGTGAGTCGGTTGGAGTCGGCCCGCAGTACCACGTTGCCCATACAGCCCGTGTTCTGGCCGAGATCACCAGCGAGGAACCTCTTGTCCTCGAACGTGTGGTTAAACGGCTTGACGAACGAACTCCCATTGAACCAACCCTCCGTCGAGACTTCGACGCCACTGACAATTCGTTGGATGATGCCACTGCACTCGGGCGGTAGCTGGCGCACGGCGCGGGGCCAGAGTGCCTCGTCCTTCACCACGGCGGTCTTCGCCGTCGAGATGTTGCCGTTCGCTTTGACTACCCATCCGTCCCCCCAGCCGTGTTGAGCGGTGAGTTTGAGTGCGTCGGCGGGCTTGTCGAAGTAGAACGTCTCTGGCGTCTTGATCCCGGCGCGCTCGAACAGTTCCATGCCCTTGCGACGATCTAGCTCGATGGTGTCGAGGGCACGACTGAACCCAATCGACGGGCGATTGGTCTGACGGACAATATCTTCATACTTGCCGAGCCCGACGCAGTCGGCAATAACAAGGTCTG